TATTCGTAGTTATCGTTTAAGTAGAGGAGGTATAAGATTATGAAACCGTTCTGGAAAATTTTTATCAAAGTCGCTTTGGCATTAATTGATGCTGTAGAATCGATTTTTGGCAAGGATGATGATATACCTAAAGCGTTAAGTCATGAGAATAAGGAAAAGGTTTAGTAAACGCAGGTATACTCGTTTCAATAAACAGTATCTTCGTTGGCGTGGTCGTTTTTCTCGCATTAGAAGAGGTTAGTTATGGAGTGTCTTCATCGTATTCATTTACCCGACCGTGGCGCTGTTCCCTGCGGTCGGTGCGTGAACTGTCGGAAAAACAAGCGTCAATCATGGGTTTATCGATTGCAAGCGGAAGCGGATGAGTATCCCTTCTCTTTGTTCGTTACCCTTACCTATGATGATGAACATATACCTACCGCTATGATCGGTGAGGATTTGTTCAAGACTACGGTTGGCGTTGTATCTAAACGTGATATTCAGTTGTTTATGAAGCGTCTTCGTAAGAAATATGATCAGTACCGTTTGCGTTACTTCTTGACCTCTGAATATGGTTCCCAAGGTGGCCGTCCGCATTATCATATGATATTGTTCGGCTTCCCTTTTATTGGTAAGCAAGGCGGCGATCTTCTCGCTGAGTGTTGGAAGAATGGTTTTGTACAGGCTCACCCGCTCACCACGAAAGAGATCGCTTATGTCACGAAGTACATGTACGAGAAAAGTATGGTCCCCGAGATTCTTAAAGGCATAAAGGAGTATCAACCTTTTATGTTATGTTCTCGGATTCCCGGAATCGGCTATCATTTCTTGCGTGAGCAAATATTGGATTTCTACCGCCTTCATCCTCGTGATTATGTTCGGGCTTTCAATGGTATGCGAATGGCTATGCCTCGCTACTATGCCGATAAGCTTTACGATGATGATATGAAGGAATACCTAAAAGAGCTCCGTGAGGCTTTCTTTATCAATCAGATGCAGCAAGAATGGCATCATTATATTAACACGAGTCCCCGGTTGCGTTATATCGCCGATCAGCTTGAGACAGAGAGTAAGCTGGATTATGAGAGACGTGCCGAGGAAAAATTAAAATTAAAGTAATGGCTAATATTTTTAATTCCGTTAAACTAAAACGTCCCAGACGGAACGTTTTTAATCTCTCTTATGAGAATAAGCTTACTGTTAATGCTGGTGAGCTAATCCCGATTATGTGCAAGCCTGTGGTCCCCGGTGACAAATTCCGTGTTAATACGGAAATGTTGGTTCGTTTGGCTCCGCTTGTAGCTCCTATGATGCATCGTGTAGATGTGTTTACTCATTATTTCTTTGTACCGAATCGCCTTGTTTGGAATAAATGGGAGGACTTTATTACGAAGGGTGTTGATGGCGCCGATTCGCCAGTTTTTCCTACTTATTCTTTTCCCTCTGTCGTGGATACTGCGAATGCTCATAACTCTTTTGGTGATGGTTCTTTGTGGGATTATCTTGGTTTGCCTTCGCTCAATCAGATTGGTGAAGCTGTTTTTCAAGTTCAATCACCTAACGGTGTTAAAGCTCCTGTTGGTTTTAAGGTATCCGCCCTTCCTTTTCGTGCGTATCATTTGATCTATAATGAATATTACAGGGACCAGAATTTAACTTCGGAGTTAGAATTTACTTTAGATAGTGGCAATTATCAACTTCCGGTTAGTTCTTCTCTTTGGAAACTTCATCGCCGTGCGTGGGAAAAGGATTATTTTACCTCTGCCCTTCCTTGGGTACAACGTGGTCCCGAGGTTACTGTTCCGATTAATGGAGGTGGAGAGATACCGGTAGAAATGAAAGATGGTTTTGCCGCACAGAAGATAACTACCTATCCTGATCGTAAACCAATTTCCGGTTCCGAGGTTCTTTATTCTTCTCCTTCTGTTTTGTCTTATGGACAAATAGGCTCTATTAAAGGTCAGGCCTTGATAGAACCGGATAATTTTGTGGTGAACACTGACCAAATGGGTGTAAATATCAACGATATTCGTACCTCGAACGCCCTTCAACGTTGGTTTGAGCGCAATGCTCGTTCCGGTTCTCGTTATATTGAGCAGATCTTGTCTCACTTTGGCGTGCGTAGTTCTGATGCCCGTTTGCAGCGTCCGCAGTTCCTCGGAGGTGGTCGTACTCCTATTTCTGTTTCCGAGGTTCTTCAAACGTCTTCTACTGATTCTACCAGTCCACAAGCTAATATGGCCGGACATGGTATTTCCGCTGGTGTGAATCATGGTTTTACTCGTTATTTTGAGGAGCATGGTTACATTATGGGTATTATGTCTATTAGACCTCGTACCGGATATCAGCAAGGTGTTCCGAAGGATTTTCGTAAGTTTGACAATATGGATTTCTATTTTCCTGAGTTCGCTCATCTTGGAGAACAAGAGATTAAGAATGAGGAAATATATCTTAATGCGTCTGATGCTGCTAATGAAGGCACCTTCGGTTATACCCCTCGTTACGCTGAATATAAGTATTCGCAGAATGAGGTTCATGGTGATTTTCGTGGAAATATGGCATATTGGCATTTGAATCGTATTTTTAACGAGAAACCGAATTTAAATACTACATTTGTGGAGTGTAACCCGAGTAACCGTGTTTTCGCTACCGCCGAGACTTCTGATGATAAATATTGGGTTCAGATTTACCAAGATATCAAGGCTCTACGCTTGATGCCGAAATACGGTACTCCAATGTTGTAGTATTATGTTTGAATTTTTTGTTGTTAATTTTTTAGCTTTTTCTTGCGTATGTTTATTACCGCTTATAATTATACTGATCTTCCTGAGAAAGTGGTTCAGGAGGAAGTGAGCGAGGAAGTTTTAGTAGAACCTTCCGATGCTTACACGATTCGTGAATTGATCTACCGTCTTGCTATGGGAATGCCTGTTCCGTCTGGCCCCAATAGCGGTGAGTATCCCGACAAGGATCAAGATTTCGATGATGATCTACCTACCGAGCGTGGAGACTTCGATTTGGCTGATTACGCCCAAATGAGTGAGGAACTCCGTTCTAAGTATCAAGTAAAGATTCAAGAGAAGAAAGAGCCTGAGAAGCCAAAAGAAGAGCCGAAGGCTGAGCCTGCGAGTACTTCTGAATAAAGCTCATAATCTTACGTTTTAAAGTGTTGCTGGCCTTTTGCCCGTGTTCATGCGTTTGGACACGGGCTTTTGTCGTTGCGAGCGGTTTTTGGCATTTTTCGGTAGAAACGAGGTAGCGCAGCGAACGAATTGAGACCGATAAAATGGTAAAAATTGCGACCTCGGCGATTCCCCGAATCGACGTCACACCGAGCTAAATACATCTAACGATAGTTAAAGAATGTATCTGAAAATACGCAAGTTCCCTTGCGTGCGTGCGCATATAGGTAACTTGATAAATTATATGCGCACTGACACCAAAGATTTATTAACAAATCGATTTGGTGGCAATGGAGTAAAACGGTATGTTTGTGCAGAGAGTCTAAAACCATAGTTTGCGGCGGACTCTGTCACTCGTGACATCTGTGATAAACGCATAGGAAAGAAAGGATAATATTACACTAAAATCCTTCTTTCACGATCCGTTTGATCGGGAGGAAGAATCGTTCGATCAGGCGTAATTCTTCCGTTACGATCTCCGCAGAGGCTTGCGTCTCGGGCGAGACGGGCAGGTCGATACCGTAATTGGTTCTCAGGCCCTCTGGAAAATCGATATCCGCCGTATAGTACTCGTCGGTGGGGACCAATGAGATATTCGATACCACGCCGTTTACCACTCCAAACTCCTGATCCGGGAAATTGGAGAAACGGACGATCGCCCGCTGGCCTCTCCGGACTTTTCCCGAGCGTGCTATCGGTATGCGCACTTTCCCCACCAGCCGGCTCTCGCCTTGCGGCACGACGGTGAAAGCCACCTCTCCGGATGGGATATACTGGTTCTCATTCCAGTACTTGGTGAAAGTCACGACACCCCCTACCGGGGCGATGAGGCAATAACGCAACCTCCACTCGTTCATGCTGTTCAGCAATTGTTCCCGGGCGGTCTGTAATTCCTGCCGTAGCGTAAATTCTTTCTCGCTCCGCTCCAGCGTCAGATCCAGCAAGGATTGCTCTTGCTCCCCGATCTGTATCCTGAGATTCTCAGCCGAGGCTGCCGCCCCTTCTAGCGAATAACGGCTTTGCAGTAGGGAAGCCCGTGCGGTCTCATGCTCGTAGGAGGAAATCACGGACCGGCTATACAATAATGAATCCCGGGCGTATTGCCGCCTTGTCAAGGCGAATTGCTCCGAGAGGGTCTTCCGCTGCCGTTCGGTCTCGTTATAGTAAGCCTTATACAACGCTATCTGTTTGCGGATGGAGGTCATTTTTTGCGGATAATAATCGATCTCCCTGTAATTGATACAGGCATGGAGCGCCGAGAGTAGTCCCGAGTAAGCCGCTTGCATATCACCCAGCGATAGCTCCTTGTACTTTGATAATGCCTTGTCCAAGCTATCCACGTCGCTTCCGGATCGTTCCAACGCCTTATCCAGATAGATGGCATCGTCCGTGTCGGCGTGATTCTCTATGACCGCCAGCCAATCCCCCTGCCTTACCGGACGATTATCCCTGACGAGCAGCTCCTGTATCTTTCCCGCCGCCCGTGTCACCACCGCCGTTGCGGGATGTTGCCCCGTCAATGTCATGTCAGCCGTGATCACGTCAGGATACTTGAAGAAACAGCTCCCCACCAGCAACGCTACGACCACGAGGAATAACAGCGTTATCCCCCACCGTACGATCCAGGCCGGCACTTGCCCCATCACCTCCTGCACCTCCTCGCTCCTCAGCTCTATGTCCTTATTTCCCTTCTCCAACTAATTTTCAATTCTCAATTTTCAATTCCCAAGCTCCAACTGGTTCTTCACCAACTTATAATAAGTCCCCCGCAAGGCCGTGAGTTCCTGATGCGTCCCTTCCTCCACGA